TTGTAACACAGTACACGATTCAATTGTCATTGATGCTCATCCGGATGAGAAAGACATCTGCATTGAGCTAATGAAAATTTCTATGTTGGCTATTCCTGAAGAAGTTTCAAAGCGTTACGGAATAGTATATGATATGCCAGTTGACATAGAAATAAAAATAGGTAAAAACTGGCTTGACACAGAAGAAGTGCCGTTGTAGGATGGTACTACAACTCAACCCTTTTCATATATGGAGATTAGGAACATGAATGGGACAGACCTTGTAAATATTGATCAAGACATGGATCAACTGGTATCAGCTTTTAATTCTGATGATACCGAAGCACTGATGAAGATGACAGGACAGGCCGAACAAAAACGGACAGGTCTTTCACGTCTTAATATTAATTATAATGAAGAGACCGACGATGGTATCGCGTTAAAGCGGGGTACTTGGAAGATTCTTGTAGACGGAGACTACTTGTACGCATCAGAAGCGTACATTCGTCCTATCCTTCGTACTTTTGAATGGAGTGCATGGGATCAAGAGAACTCAAACTTCGCATCTAAGTCCGTCCAGAAGCCTTCCTTACAGGGAAGTTTTCCAGACACTACTGGTACAGACCGCTGTGGTCGTCTGTCCCGTGATGAGGAAGAGAGTTTAGCAAAGGATGACCCTGCCTTTATTCGTTCAAGACTTGCAGTTTGCAATCAGATTATTTACGGTTTGATTAGTGGCAAGTTTAACAAAGCCGACGGTACAGAGGTAGAACTCGATAATCACCCCTTTGTTAGCTACTTTAAAAAGTCAGGGTTTATGCCAATCCGAAACTTTATCGATGGTCTTACAAAGCAAAGCAAGATCATGCAACGGTGCAACATTCTTCTTCGCACATCAAAGAAGACAATGGGTGCAACGAGCTATTTTGTACCGATGCCAACACTGGCAGGTGAGATAGACATTTCTGATGAAGATAAAAAGATGATGGCAATGTTTGTTGAGACAGTAAAAGGTCACAATGAAGTTATCATGAATCAATACAGAGATGCTGTTAAGCTACTTGAAGAGGACGATCTCAGTCTAGCGGATGATTTCAAAGATGCTGTTGCTTCTTAACATTCAAGACTATCTGGCGAAAGCTAGTAGGGGGGAACTTAGTGTCCCCCCGTCTTATCTCAACCAGTTTCTTGACGACTGTAAGGTTGCGGTGTCGCGTCAATTACAGCGTGAACCCCGTAACTTTCGCATCCGCATGTCTGGTTTGGGACGCCCCCTGTGTCAGCAATTGATGGAACGAGAGGGCTACACCGAAGAGGTGGACTATAACTCTGTTCTTAGATTCCTGTTTGGCGATATAACTGAAGCCATACTTATGTTGGTTATGCGTGAAGCAGGTTGCAACATTGTTGACTTCCAAAAAGAAGTACAATTAAAACTTGGTGACGAGACGATTAAAGGAACACTGGACGTTATACTTGAAGATGAAACAGGTACAAAAAAAGTGTGGGATATTAAATCGTCAAGTGAGTGGGCATTCAGGTATAAGTACAAGGGCGGCTACGAGAAGATGAAAGAGGATGACCTGTTTGGGTACTTGATGCAGGGACATCTCTACTCAGAGGCTCTAGGAATGCCCTTTGGCGGCTGGATAGTCATTAATAAGTCCAGCGGCGAAGTAGCCGTTGTAGACGCTCCTGAGTGGCAGGAAGAGGATAGAAAAATTTACATGAAGGATGCAGTCAGTCGTGTAAAGCAACTGACCAGTGCTACCACTAAGATTGCTAAATTTAAATCTGAACCGGAGATGATAAAAGTTAAGGGCGTTGCCGAACCAACAGGTAACAAGCTATTAGCTAAACCTTGTACCTTTTGTGGGTTTCGTCAGCACTGCTGGCCCAAAGCTAAATTACACCCAAAGGTCACATCTCGTGCAAAGGTAAAGCCAGAAATTTGGTACGAAACGGTAAAGAAGGCGGAACTGTGACGTGCCTATTCTTTCCCTTCACTCCTATGATGTGTCGCTTCTTCACCTGAACGAAACAGTTTATCACGTGTTTGTAAATGCTGTTACGGATAGAGGGGGTGAGCGACACGTTGTAGCTCTGCGTCAGCACGAGCGAGGCATACCTCTGACGCTACGAGAGAACTACTCTGAAAATGGTTACCTGTTGCAAACAACTGAATCTCGTGATGTGCCTCTACTCGAAAAAGAGTTTCAACTTATTTCAAAACGTTTAATGGCTGGTGGTATTGTATGCGTTCCGATATACCCTTTGACAGACGAATTATCCAACCTCGAAAAACACTCCCCAAAGACAGCAGGGTATCTAAGAAAACGCATGGAAGGCTTGCAAATAAAATCTCTTTTAGAAAGCGGAAGAAGATGAAAAGTAATGCTGGCTACAGGTCGGGCTTTGAATTGAAGTTAGCTCAAACTCTCATACAAAACAAAATTAACTTTACATACGAGGATACTCGTATTAACTACATGCCTAAACCTCGAACCTATACCCCTGACTTTTATCTTGTTGATTCAAACATTTACATCGAAGCAAAAGGAAACCTAACAAAGGATGACAGAGTTAAGATGGTTCTTGTCAAGCAGCAGAACCCTGAATATGATGTGCGAATTGTCTTTATGAATGCCCGTAACAAAATATACAAGGGTAGTAAAACAACGTACGGTAATTGGGCAGATCGACATGGGTTCATGTGGGCAGAGGGTAGTATCCCAAAGGAGTGGTTGAAATGAGTAGCAGTGATGATGATGATGATATCTTAGATAAATTAGGCGCGTTAAATAGGATGATTGAAACTTCTTCTTTATTGCCAGATAGGCAATACATTATATTTAATGAGCTTGACGACGATAATGTTTCTATGTCTGTGTATGACACGACAGAACAAGACCCGGAAGAAACAGAGCCAACTGCAGGGGATATTCTTTTGCATGGGGTCTTAGAAATGATGGAAAATAGAATGGAAGAGGTTTTAGAAATGGGACTTCTTCGTTTATCCATGTTGACTGCTGAAACCGAAACCCTTAAATTAACAGATACTCCTCTTGGGGATAACATTGTTAAGGTAGACTTTGGAAAGAAGCATTGAGATGACTGATTACAGACGTATGATAGAAGAACTTGAACAACAGAACAAAGAGGTCTACGGCAATGTAGACATGGTGAACAGCCCCCCTCACTACAATCAGGCAGGTATCGAATGTCTCGACGCCATCGGTGCGGCAACGGGAGAGGGCTACGAGTATTATCTGCAGGGTAACATCATCAAATACTTATGGCGGTATCGCTACAAGAACGGTGTGGAAGATCTGAACAAAGCAAAGTTTTATCTTGAACGTTTAATCAAAGAGGCTGAGTGATGAACTGCTGGCATTGTAAGAGTGAACTAATTTGGTGTGGAGACCACGACGTGGGTCACGAGTTTGAACATTACTCCATGCTGACTGAACTGCACTGCCCTAGTTGTGACAGTGATTACGAAGTCTTTTATCCTAAAGAAAAAGACAAAGATGATTAAGCACGTTTGCAAACACTGCTTGAACATCCAATACATTTCATCTAAGATGTTCGAATATGCCTCACGCATTCTGTGTCGTGTGTGTTCGAACCCAATAAACAAACAAGACACGAAGGAGAAACAAGATGTCTAATGCGCTACCAACACCCTATCAAGAATTCATCCACAAGTCCCGCTACGCTCGTTGGATTGACGAGGAGTCCCGCCGTGAGGACTGGCACGAGACTGCGGAACGTTATGTTGACTACATGGTTAATCAAGTTCAAGGCAAGAACGGTTACAGAGTCACTGACGAACTTCGCCACGAACTCGAACAGGCTATCATCGGCTTGGAGGTCATGCCTTCTATGAGGGCTATGATGACCGCTGGAGCGGCTTTGGCTCGTGATAACATCTGTGGCTACAACTGTTCTTACATTCCCGTAGACAGCCCTCGTTCGTTCGATGAGGCTATGTATATATTGATGTGTGGCACTGGGGTAGGATTCAGTGTTGAGCGTGAGAACGTCGATAAGTTACCTGTCGTCAGTGAGAACTTCAGCAATTCGGATATTGTCATCAACGTTGCAGACAGTAAGATAGGTTGGGCAAAGGCATTCCGCGAACTCGTCGCGCTTCTTTATGCTGGTACAATACCCTCGTGGGATATGAGTGGGATTCGCCCTGCAGGTTCGCGGCTGAAGACTATGGGTGGACGGGCATCCGGACCACAACCTCTGATTGACCTGTTTAATTTTGCCGTGTCTATGTTCAAGAAGGCGGCAGGACGACGCCTATATCCTATCGAAGCGCACGACTTGATGTGCAAGGTGGGTGAGGTTGTCGTAGTTGGTGGGGTTCGTCGCTCTGCCCTGATATCCCTGTCGAACCTAAATGATGACCAGATGGCACACGCTAAAGCAGGTCAGTGGTGGGAGAACGAGGGGCAACGTGCGTTGGCAAACAACTCTGTAGCCTACAAGTCTAAGCCAGAGATTGACACCTTCATGCGTGAGTGGGTATCTCTTTATGAAAGCAAGTCCGGTGAACGGGGTATGTTCAACCGTGAAGCGGCAGACAAGCAGGTTGCTCGTAATGGGCGTCGTAACACGGGCTATGCTTGGGGTACGAATCCCTGCTCCGAAATCATCTTGCGTCCCTATCAGTTTTGCAACCTGTCTGAGGTTGTTGTTCGCGCACACGATACCTTGAGTGACTTGAAGCGTAAGGTTCGCCTAGCAACTATCTTAGGTACGTTGCAATCAACCCTAACGGATTTCAAATACTTGAGGAAGATATGGAAAGACAACACAGAAGAAGAACGCTTACTGGGCGTATCCTTGACTGGTATCATGGACCACAGCGTCTTAGCAGGTTTGACCGACAGTCGCACATGGCTAACAGAGATGAAGCAAGTAGCAATCGACACGAACGCAGAGCTTGCCCTGATGCTTGGAATCCAACAGAGCAGTGCAATCACCTGTGTAAAGCCGTCGGGTACTGTGTCACAACTGGTAGACAGTGCAAGTGGGATTCACGCTAGGCACAACGACTACTATATCAGGACGGTTCGCGGTGATAACAAAGACCCGTTGACCCAGTTCCTTATAAACGAGGGTGTCCACAACGAACGGGATGTGATGAAGCCGGATGCGACAACGGTCTTTTCGTTTGCGATGAAGAGTCCGGACAATGCTGTTCTTCGTGATGACAGGACTGCTGTAGAGCAACTTGAGTTGTGGAAGCTTTACGCTGAACACTGGTGCGAACACAAGCCGTCTATCACCGTGTCTGTAAAGGAACACGAGTGGATGGAAGTCGGGGCGTGGGTCTACGAGAACTTCGATGTCTCGTCAGGCGTCTCGTTCCTTCCCTTCAGTGACCACACCTACCAACAAGCCCCATACCAAGATATCGAACCGGATGACTACCACGATTGGCAGAAGTCTTACGAACACGTGGTCTTGGATTGGAACAAGCTGACCGACTTTGAAAAAGAAGACAACACATCGGGTTCACGGGAGTTGGCTTGCACAGCAGGTGTCTGTGAGGTAGTGGACTTGACAGCAGCATAGTTTATCTATAGTTCGTCTTGGACACGCAGACGTTAAAGCGATGTGGGATTAGGTGGAAGCCCTATTTGATGAGGGATACAGATGATAGAAGTTAAGTTAACAAAGGACATAAT